ACATCCCTAAGGGATTACCTTCGTGCGAATTCAGACTTTACTGATTATGATTTTGAAGGTTCTAACTTATCTTCAATCATTGATCTGTTAGCATATAACACATATATCAATTCATATAATGCTAACATGGTGACCAATGAGGTCTTCATTGATAGTGCTACATTAAGAGAGAATGTAGTATCATTAGCAAAGAACATTGGATATACTCCAAGACCAAGACGTGCAGCAAAAGCATTAGTTTCATTTGCTGTTGATGTTGGTGATACAACTGCTGTTGCTGTTACCTTAAAGAAAGGTATTGTTGCTACTACATCTGCAACCTTTGGTGGTTCAAATTATACCTTCTCAATACCAGAAGACATTACAGTAGGTGTTGATGATACTGGTCTTGCACTCTTTGATTCAATTACAGTATATGAGGGTGTTTATATTCAACAAGAGTTTAGTGTAAACTCCAGAACACCAAATCAAAAGTATATTCTTACAAACAGTGGTATTGACACTAACTTAATTAGAGTTAATGTTAAAGACTCAGCAAACTCTACAATTGTAAGAAAGTTTTCACAATCCAAAGGATTGTTTGATGTTAAGAGTGATTCACCTGTATATTACTTACAGGAAGTAGAGAATGAGAGATATGAGATCTTATTTGGTGATGGTATCTTTGGATTACCAGTACAGGAACCAAATGTAGTACAAGTTGGATATATTGTATCTAATGGTGAGAATGGAAACAATCTGTCTAGACTGTCCTATGCTGGTCAGTTAGTCAATAATAATGGTGGGTCTATTACAACCAACATCACAACAATGGTTGTTGATCAACAAAGTTATGGTGGAGCACAAATTGAAAGTGTAGACTCAATTAAGAAGTATGCACCACAAATCTATGCTTCTCAGAATCGTGCTGTTACAACAGTTGATTATGAAGCAATGATTCCAAAGATTTATCCTGAAGCAGAATCAGTCTCTGCTTTTGGTGGTGAAGAATTAACACCACCCAAGTATGGAAGAGTATTGGTTGCTGTCAAACCAATCAATGGTGTATATCTTTCAAGCACTGTAAAGACTGATATTCAAAGTCAACTCAAGAAGTATTCAGTTGCTGGTATTGTACCAGAGATTGTTGATTTGAAATATCTTTATGTTGAGACTAATTCATATGTTTACTACAATGAAAACAAAGCACCAAGTGCAACAACTGTAACTGGTCTTTGTAGAACTAATATTAATGCATATGCAGACTCACCTCAATTAAATAAGTTTGGTGCAAGATTTAAGTATAGTAGATATCAGAACATTTTAGATAATAGTCATACATCTGTTACTTCTAATATTACAACAGTCAACATGCGCAGAGACCTGCAAGTTGTATTAAATGCATTTGCAGAGTATGAGATTTGTTTTGGCAATAGATTCCATATTAAGAACCATGGTCATGGAACACATGGTGGTGAAATTGGATTCAATATCAAATCATCAGGTTTTAAAGTTTCAGGTATTTCTGATACATTGTATCTTGGTGATAGTCCAAATCAAGATTTGAAGACTGGTACAGTCTTTATGTTTAAACTGAACTCTGATACAGAATATGTAATTGTAAAACAAAATGTTGGTACAATTGATTATGTAAAAGGTGAAATTATGTTGTCACCAATTAATATCATTTCTACCGTAGTAAATAGAGGTGAGTCACTCATTGAAATCTCTGCTACTCCTTACTCAAATGATGTAATTGGAAAGCAGGATCTATATCTTCAACTTGACACTTCTAATGTGTTCATTAATGCTGTAACAGATGAAATTGCATCTGGTGATGATGTTTCAGGAAGTAACTACATTGTTACTTCTTCCTATTCAAATGGAAAACTTGTAAGAGGGAAAGAGATCTTATCAACTTCTCCCACAGTCAGAGTAACAACAGCAGAACTCTTAGCACAGCAGCAACAGACAGTTACACAGTCAACTCAACAAGTTACTGTTACAACTGGAATGGATGGTTCCACAACATCAACAACAAATACATATTCTTACTAAGAAATGGCGGTAGATAGAGTACAAATTCAGGATGTATTATCATCCCAGATCCCTTCCTATGTACAGGATGATTTTCCTTTACTTGTAAGTTTCTTAGAAGAGTATTATGTTTCTCAGGAAACACAAGGTGGTGTTCTTGATCTGATTGAAAATCTTGATCAGTATGTCAAAGTTGATGAATTAACTAACTTAAAAACAGAAGCAACACTGTCTGCTGATGTTAGCACTAATGCAACATCAATACCTCTGTCTGCAGAGACTAATTTTACATATGGATTCCCTGAAACTAATGGTTTAATACAAATTGATAATGAAATCATTAAGTATAGTACTAAGACAGCAACTTCCTTAGAGGGGTGTATAAGGGGTTTCAGTGGGGTTACAGAGTATGTTGATACTCTTGTACCAGATAAGCAAACATTTAAAACATCTGTACCTGCAACACACAAAGCAAATGCTACAGTTAAGAATTTAAGTATTCTTTTCTTACAAGAATTTTTTACAAAATTAAAAACTCAAATCACTCCTGGATTTGAAAATAGAAGTCTTGCAGATAATTTAGATCAAAAAACTTTCTTAGTTGGTGCTGATAGTTTCTACAAATCAAAAGGAACTGATGAATCATTTAAGATTCTTTTTAAAGCAATCTATGGTGTTGATGCAGATATCATTAAACCCAATGATCAACTAATCAGAACATCTGATGCAAACTATGTTGTAAGTGAAGATTATGTTGTTGAAAAATATATGGGAGATCCTCTTGATCTCAAAAATAGAACAGTATTTCAAAATTCATCAAATGCAAGAGGAACTGTAACAAAGGTTGAGAAACTTAATGTAGATGGTGACTACTATCAAGTCTCTATTGATACTGGATATCAGCGTGATATTGATGTTGATGGAACAATCTATGGTAAGTTTGAACCTAACTCAAAAACAAGACTTCTTAATGATGTAAGCGTTGGTTCAACAATAATTGATGTTGATTCAACTGTAGATTTTCCAAAGTCAGGTTCTCTTGCACTTGTTGATACTAATGGTGATGTTAATCTAATTAATTACACAGATAAAAATCTAACACAATTTGTTGGTCTTACAACAACTACTAATACTTTTTCTAAGGGTATTGATGTAAGAAAAAATGATTATACATTTGCAAATATTGGTATAGGAACAGGAAATCAAATCAGAGTAAGAATTCTTTCTACTCTTAAAAATATTGAATATAATGAAGAAAACTTTGGTTTTAATGTTGGTGATAGAATTAGTTTAAAAACAATTGGTGTAGAGGATAATACCTTTAGATCAGATTGGTTTTACAATGTAAAGTCAAGATTGGATATTAAGTCAATAGAACTTACAAATCCAAGCAGTAACATTTATAAAGTTGAATTCTTTGATAATCATGATTTGGTTGTTGGTTATAATATTGAAATTACTGATAAAACTTTAAGTTCTACAAGGTTTGGTGAGGTCACATCTGTAGACTCTAATAAAATCTTATTTGTTAAGATGGGATCAACTATTCCATCTAATACATTATCAAATACATTTACATTAGAAAATCAATTATTAAAAGGTGATTCAACTGAATTGCCCATTTCAAATTTTAATGCAAATGTACTTAATGCATATTATAAGAATGGTTCAAAGTATTTAATTGCATCAAATAGCGTTCCAAACTATGAAGATGAAATTAGATGTGATGATAAAATTTTTACATTTACTGGTAGTGCAACTAATGATATTCTGACCATATCAACAAGTTCAGATCATGGACTGTTTAGTGGTGATGCTGTATATTACAATGCTAATACAATTGTAACCACAACAGTTAGTGATGGTATATCATTTACTGACACAACCATAAGCAAATTTACAAATGTAGATGAGGGTGTCTATTTTGTTAAAAGAGAGAGTGCTTTTAGTATAAAGTTAGCAAAGAGCAAAGCAGATTTAGCAAATAATAAATTTATTATTCCTGCAGGATCTGTAACTGATAATAAGTTTACATATTATCCTTTTTATGAAAAACCACTTTCTTCTCAAAAAATTTACAGAGAAATTGCTGATCCAATTCAAGAGGCAGGTGTATTTACAACCAAACCTGGAAAAACAGGTGTATTGATTAATGGTGTAGAAGTTGATAACTACAAATCATCTGATGTTATTTTTTATGGTGGAATTAAATCATTTGAAGTTTCAAGCAATGGCAAAGACTATGATGTAATCAATCCTCCAATTATCAGTGTTACAGATGCATCAGGAACTGGTGCTACAGGAACAGTTACAGTATCTGGTTCTTTATCAGAACTCAGAATTATCAATAAAGGATTTGACTTTTTAGAGACTCCTGTTGTTAATTTTGATGGAGGAAGTCCTACTACTCCTGCAGAAGCTAAAGTAAATCTTGTTGAAGTTGATCATAAAATTCCTTTCCAAGCAGGTAATGTTTTTAATAATTTAGATGGTGGTGTTGATTTAACAAATGATATTATTGGATTTACAACTTTCCACAACTTGAGAGACATTGAACAAGTCACATATGATGTAACTAAAAATCCAGTTGCTGGATTAGGAACTAATCAAACTTATTTTGCAAAAGTCATTGATGGAACAAGAATTAAATTGTTCTCATCATTTGATGAGGCAAACTCAGGAATTAACACTGTAAGTTTAACATCTTTTGGAAATGGTTTACAGACATTCTCTACAGTTGAAAGAAAGAAAGTTGTAAGTAGTATTGTAATTTCAAATCCTGGTGCTGGTTATAAAAATCAAGAAAGGACAATTGCTGTTGCAGGTATTAATACATCATTAAATAAATTTACCATTAAAGATCATGGATATAATACTGATGAGATTATTAGATATACACCAAATTCATCTTCAATATCTGGAATCTCATCTCTAACTGATTATTTTGTAAGAAAGATTGATGATGATAATTTTTATCTTTATGCGTTAGGAACTGGATCATTAGATAGAAGATATTATATTGATAACAATATACCTGTTAATATTACATCATCAGGCACAGGATATTTTAACTATAAACCAATCACTGTTACAGTTAGTGGTTTGACAGGAGTCAATACTTCTTTTGGTCAAGAAATTGATTGTACAGTTCAACCAATCTTCAGAGGAAGCATTACAAGTGCAAATGTATCAAGTGAAGGTGTTGGTTATGGTTCTTCTGAAATTTTAAACTTTGATAGAAAACCTAATGTAACTCTTAATAGTGGTGCTGATGCACAACTTACACCAATTGTTGTAAATGGATCTATTACTGAGGTAATTGTAAACAAGGGTGGAAGTGGTTATAATTCACCACCACATTTAAGTGTATCTGGTGGAAGATATTGTAAACTCACACCAATCCTTGAAAATGGTGCAATTAAATCTGTTGTTGTTGTATTTGGTGGAATTGAATATAAGAGTGATTCATTAATTACTATTTTACCATCAGGTAATGATGGAAGTATTGCTGCGAATATTAATCAATGGACAATTAATAAATTTGAACAAAAATATAATAAAATTACTGATGATGATTGTATAATCACATCAGGATCAGTTGATAATACAACACAACTTGCTCATTTGTATGCTCCTAGAAATATTAGATCTGTAGTATATGGAAACAAGTCAAATAAAGAAAAGCAATATCAACATCCTGATCTTACAATTGACAGTGGATTAGAATCTGACTCTAAGTATCATTCTCCAATTATTGGATGGGCATATGATGGTTGTCCAATCTATGGTCCATTTGGATATGACAAACCAGATGGTGGTTCTGTAAGAAGAATGATATCTGGTTATGAGGCGAAGATATCATCAAGTAGACCACCTCTTAACAAGTATCCTCTTGGTTTCTTTGTTGAGGATTACAGTTTTACTGGTTTAGGTGACTTGAATGAATCAAATGGTAGATTCTGTGTAACACCTGAATATCCAAATGGTACTTTTGTTTATTTTGCTACCTTCCAAGAAACACCAGAAAGTGTTGGTCCATTTAAAAACTTTAGAAAACCACAGTTCCCTTACTTAATTGGAAATACATTCCAACACAAACAGAATGACTTTAACTTTAAGAAAACATCAAATCATGTTGAATATGATTTGGTTGAAAATAACTGGAGAAGAATTACTACTCCATATAAGATCAATTCAAAATTTGGTGGATATGATTACATCTTCAACTCCAATGACATCAAAGAACAAGTAATTGAAATTACTGGTGTTTCTAAAGGCAGTGTTGATTCTGTTGGTATTATCACTGGTGGATCAAATTATAAAGTAAATGAGAGAGTTGTATTTAAGGGTGATACTAATGGTAAAACTGCAAGAGGAAAAATTACAAAAATTGGTGGTAAGATAGTAAACAATATTGACATTGAAACCACTACCTTCACAAATATTGAATTTTTAAATGTAGGTGCTCCCAACAAGTTTGTTGGATTTATGACCACACCACATAATCTTGCTAATAATACCAGAATGAATATTTCTGGTCTTTCAGATCACTTTGATGGTCTTGACAAGTATTATAACATTGGAATAAACACTGGTTCTTATGTTCTTCTTAATGATGTTGGAACATCAGCAGCAACTGGTATTGTAACTTATTTTAGTGTTGGTGGTGCATTCCAATATCCTTTCATGAGACCAAATGATATTATTGATATTGAATCTGAAAAGGTTAAAGTTTTAAACAGTGATCCACTTAATAATAGAGTAAGAGTTTTAAGAGCACAGAATGGCACAACTGGTGCTGCTCATACAGGAAATGTAAAACTCTTCCAAGATTCAAGATCATTCTCTATTAATGTTGGAGCACTTAAAACAACAAAGATATTAAAAACTAATACTGAATTTTATTTTGATCCAAATGAGTCATTAGGTATTGGTAGTGCTACAACTGTTGGTGCTGGTAAGACCATTGTATTTTCAAATCCTGGTGCTGGCATAACAAATATTTTTGTCCCTGAACAACAACTGTTTGCTCCAAATCACATATTTAAAGTAAATGATGTTGTAAACTATAGAACAAACACAGGTTCTTCAATTGAAGTTTGGAATGGTAAAGCAGGTGTTGCTAAAACAACACTTGATACAATTTCAACACTTTATGTTGCACCATTCAATGATAACTTTATTGGTTTGTCATCTAATAAAGTTGGAATGACAACTTCTGGATATCTTGGACTTGTTGATAATACTGTAGGACTTTATTATTTTACAGGCATTGGTACAGGTGATTATCATAGTCTTAAATCAGACTTTGATGGTGTAGTCACTGCAAAAGCACAAAGAACAAATGTAACTGTTTCTACTGCAAGTTCGCATGGTCTTTTTGTTAATGATCAAGTAATATTCAAATTAAATCCCACAAATCAACAAACAATTGTTGTTAAGTATGATGATTTTAATAGAAGAATTGTATTTGACCCACAAACATTTGCTGCATCTGATGTTGATACAACTCTGAATACAATTGGTGTCACCACTAGTGTCTTTAAGACAGGTGATAAAATCATTCATACCTCAGGGACACCTGCTGGTGGTTTGGTAAATGAAAAAATGTATTATGTTTATTTGGACACACCAACACAGATTAAACTTGTTGAAGAAAAATTTGAACTTGAAAAAATCTCTCCAAATTTTGTAAATATCACTTCTGCAGGTATTGGAACTATTGCAAAAATTAATCCTGCAATTGAAGCATCATCAAATTTAAAATTTGATCTTTCTGACCCTTCATTATCATTTTTATCAAATTCAATTAAATATCCTGCATTTGAAATGAAGATGTTTAGTGATTCATTATTCATTAATCAATTCCTCACATCACAAAGTGCTGATTTTGAAGTACAAACATCAGGAGTTGTTGGTACAGATGGCGAACTAACACTTGTTACAAAGCATATGCCATCTGCTTTATATTATAAATTTGACAATGTAAATGAAAACTTTATCACAGAGGAGAAAAAATTAGTTATTGATGAAGATGTTATTTCAAATAATACTGTGTTTAAATCTAGTTCCTTCCTTGATGGAACTTTTACAGTAACTGGTATTGGAACAACAACTTATAATTTTGATTTAGATAATACTTCATTGACAACTTCTTTTGATAGGACAACTTCAGAATCAGAATATGAAACATCATCTAAAAATGCATTTGGTTCAATTAAGTTTGTTGATTTAGTTGATAATAATTATGGATATAAGTCCATTCCAGGTATCTCTTCTATCAAGAGTGGAATTGGCACTGGTGCTATTCTTTTTGCTGAGTCAACATCAATTGGTAAGATAAGAAATCAAAAGTTCCAATCCAATAACATTGGTTGGAATTATCCCACAGATCAAACTCTTAAACCAACAGCAAATCTACCTGAAATAGTTGAGATTAATCCACTTGCATCATTTGAAAGAATTGGCATTACAACATCTGGATCTGATTATCTAGTAGCACCCTCTCTTATTGTTAGAGATGGGGTAACAAATGAGATAGTTGATTGTGAAATCAATTATGAATTAGGTGATCCTGAAGTAAATATTGTTGTAAACTCAAGAGGTTTCTATCCAACTTCACCTAGAATTATTGCAACTAACAATTCCAATGGATTTTTAATCAATGGTGTAACTCTTTCTGGAACAACTGTTAGATTAGGTCTTACAAATCAGTTTAGCAGTAATGATGAATATCCTTTCTTTATTGGAGGAAAGGTATATGTTGAGAATATAAGTATTGGTATTGGAACTACAGGAAAAGGATATAACTCAGAACAATATAAGCACAAACTCTTTGGAGTTGTTGGTGTTAAAACAAATGCTGGTGGTGCTGGTGCTTATGTTGAATATTCTTTAAAAGATGATCTTGGTATAAATGAAGTTCCTGGAAATGTTGTTTCTTTTGGTGGAGCAAGAGTCATTCCAGAAACACACCTGCCTGTATTTGAACCTATTCTAGGTAAGAATAAATTCTCTAATGATGAGACTGTAAGTTGGGGTCCAGGATTAAATGGTATTGTTGATAATTATGATGAAGATACTGATATATTAAAGATTAAGACTTCAAATGATCTTCCACTTGGTAAGATTATTTCTGGTGACTCTTCAAAAACACGTGGTGTTGTTGTGAAGAAATGGGACTTTGATGCAGACATTAAAACTGGTGCTGGAGCCACTGTTAATTATGGTTGGACAAGAACAACTGGATTCTTGAATGATAGTCTTCAAAGAATTCCAAACAATGATTACTATCAGAGATTTTCATATTCAGTTAAATCTGAAGTTTCATTTGATAAGTGGGATAATGCAGTTGGTTCACTTAATCATACTGCAGGATTTAAAAAATTCTCAGATTTACAAGTAATCAGCAAAACTGAGGATCAAAATCTTACACCAAATGTAAATGACACTGAAATGTCATTTATTGTTGATTGTATTGGAGAAGGTGATCTGAACTGTTGGCATGACTTTGATCTTGCAAGAGAAAATCTGTTTGATGTTAATGGAAAGACTGTCTCAGACACAGTTTTCTTTGAAAATGTAGTTCTTTCTGATTACTTTGAGTCAAAAGGAAACAGAGTATTGAGAGTTGATGATGTAAGTGGAGAATTTAATAGCAATGAAAGAGAGGAGGCATTCTCTGAAATTGCTGGATTTACTCCTGGAGTAAAATTTGTAAAATCATTATTCCTTGTACAAGACACAACATTCACTGATGAGAGACAATTCCAAGTATCAACTGCAATAGTTGATGATGAATTTGCATATATGACCAGTTATGCAAAGATGTATACGTTCCCAGATCTTGGTCATTTTGATGTTGCAGTAACAGAAGATGAATGGAATTTTGAATTCCATCCAATTAAATTCTCACTAAACAATTACTTTGTATCATCGTTCTCATTTGCATTTGAACCAACAGTAACTGGTGCTGGATTAACTTCATTTGGTGATATTATTCATTACCAAAATCAAGAAGCAAATGTTTCAACTGGCACCACAACAAATGTTGTCTCTGTTGGAACAAGTTTCAGATCACTGAAAGTCATGAACCTCTTAGTATCAGGAGATGATTATCATTTTGCTGAACTGAATATTATTCATAATGGTTCAGAGGTAAGTTTTGTTGAATATAATAATATTGATGAAAATTCAAATGTTTTATATGGTGGTGGTATTGGAACATATAGTGCTGCTATAAGTGGTTCTAATCTTCTTCTTAAATTCCATCCAAATACAGGAATAGCAGCAACATCATATAGTCAAATTGTTTCTACAACAGCAGGTTCTGCCAGTTTCCCAGGTATTACAACTATGAACACTGCCAGAATTGGTAGTGCATATACATCCATTGCTTCCTCTGGATCTCCAACTGCACATGTTGTATCTCAATATGATACAGCAACTATATCTGAGAAGTATAGTGCATCTTATCAAGTTATCACAGTTGAAGATAGTGCAAATGGTGATTATGAGATGTTTGAGATTGGAGTTATTAATTCTCTAACAATACCAACACAAGGAATTACTCCATATGGTGTTGTTGAGACTAATTCCTCACTTGGAACTGTTGGAGTTTCTACATCTGGAAATTTTGTTAGGGTTACATATACTCCAAATCCTGGTATTGCTGTAAAGGTAAAATCATTCTTTGTTGATTTGAGAGAACTTTCTCCAACTGAAACATTTAACAAGATTGATCTTAATGATGGATATCTTAGAGGACAGACTGGAAACTATTTTGGTACAAAGTCAAGTGTCAGAACATCATTTGGACTTAATCATGATGGTAATCCAATTTTTGTAAGACAGTTTGATGGAGCATCAACAACTGGTGTTAATACAACAACAAACCAGATTTCAATTCCAAATCATTTCTATCAAAGTGGTGAGGCAGTTAAATATACAATCACTGGTGTTGATCAAAGAATTGGAATTGTAACAACTGATTTTGGTGGAAGTGTTGGATCAACAAGTCTGCTCCCAACAGATCTGTTTGTTGTCAAAATTAATGATGCTCAAATTGGATTTGCCACAAATGCAACTGATGCTCAAGCAGTCAATCCAACTTTAGTTCAATTCACTAATGTTGGTGTTGGTAATTCACACTTCATTACTGCTACAAAACAAAACACTAAGGCATTGGTGTCAATTGACAATATGATACAAGCACCAATTGCCAAAACAGGTATTGCTGCAACATTATCAAATGACATCATTTTTGAAACTAATTTTGCAACAAGTGGTATTGT